AACAATTGCTGCAAAAGTTCTCAGTCGTGCCGGGTTTTATGGCGCGCGACTTGGATCAACTGTTGTGGCAAACATTACTGACGTAATTTATAAATTCCCGCTTGAAGAGTCTGGATACAATTCAGCTGAAATGTTCGGATTGCATACAAACTTTTTAAACCAATCAACTAACGCTATTTTAACTCGATCAGTGCAAGCGCTGTGCCACTGGGCAATGTGGCACGGTGTCCCGCTGGCCATCTACGCCCACGAATATGCTGAGTTTTCATTAGCAAAATGGGGCGTGTTGTTAGATGCCGTTATATCAACAGGCATTGCAACAGGCACATATACAGAGGTCGCAAAATGGGCCAAAGATACGGCAGCAACCAGGCCAACGCTTGAGCAGCAATATATCAATGATGATGCCTGGGATCCTGCTCTGAATAAAAATTCTGTTTATCTTGATTGGCCATACGGTGCTGGTGGTGCTGGTGGTAGTGGTTTGCAATATCGAATAACCCCATCGTTATCAATAGATATTGGTTAATCATGGACAAAATAGCCACCCCGGAAATATGGGCCAGCCAAGGCGGATTGATAGGACTCATCATCATGGCATTATTCGTTATGTTAGGGATATTTTTGATTGCACAGGCCAAAATCTATGCCATGCATCGGGAAGATCAAAAGCAAATGCTAGATCTGCATGCAGAAGAGCGGGCAGCGTGGAGCAAGATTGTCGATGAACGGCAGAAAGAAACAAACCTGACGATTCAAGGCATCACGGCGGCTTTAAACAAACTGGCCAGTCGTGGCAGACGTCACGAGGATGACGAATGATCAAGCTGACTGCCCTGACCACGTTTTTACTGAATCTGAATCTGTTTGCCGCAGAGCAGCTGGAAACGGTGGTGGATGATTTGGTGATCATACCCGGCGGGCATCCTTCACCTGGAGTCACAAACATCAAAGTGTGCGGGATGGATTACACGGCGGTGATTTTTATCGAGCGATATCCGCACAAACAAGTATCGGCCAATGTGCTGTTTGCGCAAGTGGCGGCATGGTTGCTTGATAACGACAACGAGCGTGAGGATTACACGTTTCCGGTTAACGTGGAAGTGATCGACGCGGCTACAGCGGATATTGAAATTCGGTTGACCTTTCGTGAGTACATCACAGCCACCCAACAAAACGGCGGCAATTTGACGTTTAACGGCATGGAGTTTTCAATCGATGCTTGAGATTAACGTCACGGGCGCTGAAAACATCCGTTTGAATTTTGAGCAGGTTAAATCACCCGCTTTACGCAAACGCTTGTTTACGGTGGCCGCCCGGGAGTTGATCAAAGCCGCCAAGCAGCGGATTGCAGCACAAACCGATTTGGAAGGCCGCGCGTTTACGCCACACGCCAAAAACCGCCGGCGCAAGATGTTGGCGCGATTGATTCGACGTATCGGATCCACAGTAACAGACAGCGATGCTTATGTGGGCTGGTCTAATCCGTTTGAAGGCATGATTGCTGCAAAACACCAATACGGATTTACCCAAAGTTTCAACAAAAGCCAGTTTAAAGCACAAACCGGTACCCGCAGCGATCCGGCGACACGTCAGCAGGCAAAAGCCTTATTACAAGCTGGCTTTAAATACCGAAGCAAAGGCAAAGGCTTTAAAACGCCTACGCTGAAATGGATTGTACAAAATTTAAAAATTGGTCAGGCCGGTTTGATACTGCGCAGCCTGCGCGGCTCAAAATCCGAATGGAAAACCACGCTACCCGCGCGGAGTTTTTTGGGCATTACTGCTCAGGATATTGCTGACATCGATCAATTAATTCAAAACGAGCTGATTAAAAGCTTTGTAAAGGCCACTGCATAACCACCACGAGGACATGATGAAAACCATTAAATTTATTGAAGCTACACGTTATCTCAGCGTGGAGTACACGATCGATCAGGAACTGACGCTAACTTCTCAAGAAGCTCAAGCGCTAGTGGATGCTAAACATGCGGTTTTTGTGGATGACAAAGCCGCCAAATCAAAAGACAAGGAGTAATTATGATTACCATTGCAACCGGTACCTCACTGCAAGTGGGTAAAACCTACGGCGGTAACTTGGTGATATCGAGCATCAGCAACGCTAACCCTGCTGTGGCTACATTTGCCGACGCATCGACTGTTACAGTCGGCGACTATCTAGAGATAACCTCAATATGGGGCAGACTGGATAAAAAAATTGTACGCGTTAGCGCAAAATCAACAAATCTAGTCACGTTTGAAAACATCAATTCCACAGATACGGCTAAATACGCCGGTTCTGGTTCTGGATCTGCACGTAGAATCACTGCCTGGGACACTTTGTCACAGATCAAATCAATGAGCCCATCCGGCGGCGATATCAAATTTGCTGATATCTCATCCATGGATGATTTTGTTGACAAACAAGTACCCGTAGGCCGTTCAGCTTCTGCGCTGGGTTTGGTCATTTACGATGACCCGACGCTGGCTTGGTATGCAACATTGACTGCAGCGTCTGACTCATTAACCCCTTCGGCCATGATGATGGTGTTCCCAAATGGCTCACGAACTGTGGCCAATGCGTATTGGTCTCTATCCAAAACACCGGATATTGCAAAGGACGAGGCGATTACCGCCAAGCTGGATTTGTCCTTTGCAGCCGAAGCGGTCAGATACAACACTTAACACTTAACCTTTTCAATTAGGCACAAGGACGTGCCGCCCTTTGATGACTATGCGACAGTTTGTAAATAACAAAGAATTGCTCGATTTGCTAGAGATTGATTACGTTGACCAAGGCGTCACCAATGTCTCGATAATCATCGACTCAAACAAAATGCCAAAAGTCATCATTGAGAAGTTGATTAAGGTGGAAAGCTCAAAGCTTGCGCGGATTGATAAGTTCGACTGGCTGGCTTTGATTAACTCCGGCATGAGTCATCGTCAAGTTTTGGCTTTTATCCAGTCTCAAAACCACTAATACAGGCTTTTATGTTCAAACTCGATTTATCACCAACCTACGCGTACCCGGTTAAATTTACCGTTATCGACGAAAACGGCAATCAGAAAACATACCAAATCAAAGCGCTGTTTAAGCGTTTTAATCGTGATGCCTTGATTGAGCTACAAAACGAATCAACACCCGATCGTCAGTCGATCAAATCTGCTGATGAAATCCTGAATGCCGATATCGAGTATTTGCGAAAATTTATGGACGGCTGGCAGGAAGTTGAAATCAACGGCAGCCAGCAATTTAATGATGAGCAGTTGCGATTGCTGTTAAACCAGGTGCCACAAATCAGCACGGCCATTACCGAAGCGTTTTTTGAAAGCGCGGCAGGCGGGCAAAAAAGAAAAAACTGATAGAAATTGCGGAAGCCTGGGCCAGTGCAGGCAGCCGCGATAAAGAGTTAAAAGCCCTGGCGGACATGATGGGCATGTCGATGCAGGAAGCCAGAGAAAATCTGCTGCAATCGGAGATATTGATAGACCCTGAAAACTGGCTGAGCTTTAAAACCTGGCAGGCAATATCAACCCAATGGATTCACGGCGCCATGGGTGGCGTGGTGGGGCTGAATTACCCGGGCGTAAAAACCGTTCTGGATTTAACCGTAAAACCCAAAGCACGAGCAGGCGTTTTTGAAGATATCCAGCTGATGGAACGCACGGCGCTGGCAATTTTGAATGAAAAGGCGGATTAATGGCTGATGTAGTTTTAGGCATCAAAATCAAATCGGATGGCAGCGCCCAGGTTACCAGCGATATTAATAGACTTAATCAAGCTCTTAATCAAACGGGGAATTACGCTAAAAAAACGGCAAATGATACAGATGCATTAAGCAGAACGCTAAATTCTGCAAAAAATGCGGCAATTGGTTTTTTTTCGCTTAATTTAGCAGCAGGCTTAGCTAAGCAAATTGTTCAATCTGCTGAATCGTATGGTCTTTTAAATTCGCGTATTAATCTAGTCACACAGTCATCAGCACTTTTAGCTAGCACACAAAGAAATATTTTAAATATTTCAGTTGCTCAGCAAACCTCCTTTGATGATTTAGGGAGGCTTTACACTCGAATTGCTGATGCGGGTAAAAATGCAGGTCTTACACAACGCGACTTATTGACAGTCACTGAGTCAATTGCGGCAACATTTAAAATATCAGGGGCTTCTGCAGCTGAGTCAGCATCAACAATAACCCAATTGTCTCAAGCACTAGCATCTGGCACAGTGCAATGGGAGGATTTTGGACAATTAGCCGACACTAATATGAGGTTGGTTAAAGTCGTTTTAGATGATCTGCATATGAACATGGGCCAACTCAAAGAAGCCATGTCAGATGGCAAAATCACAGCTGAACAGTTATTCCACGCATTGATCAACGGCAGTCAGCAATTAAAGGTTGAAATGGCTGGAATTCCACAGACTATCAGCGGTGCGTTTGAGTCTATGGGTGATGTCATAGGAGCATATATCGGAAAGATTGATCAAGCGTATCAAGTAACACAAACGCTTGCGGGTATCATAAATGAAATAACTAAAGGGATTCAATATACACATAATCCCACACCGATTCAAGAAATTTATAAAATTAAAGAAACGGCTAAATCTCGTGGTTACATTACACAAGATGAAGACCGTCGAATTCTGGCATTAAACAATCAATTAAAAGCCGAAGAAGAGGCCAAACGAGTAGCAGATTTTGATGCTGGCATTGCCAAAATTTGGACAGATGCACAGAATAAAAAAGCGGCAGCTGATGAAGAGGCGGCCAAGTCAGCAAAAAAACATGCATCTGAAATGGCTAAAACTGCAAGGGCTAAAGCATCGTCTGCAGCATCTACAGTCAAATCTTACCAAACCGAACGCGACGAAGTAGCCAAAACCCTGGCGGCGATTCAGCAAGAAACCCAGCTGATTGGCTTGTCTGATACTGCCCGTGCGCGATCTATCGAGCTGCAAAACGCCTTGACTAAAGCCAAAGGCGCGGAAGTAGAGCAAATCCGAGCGGCCCTGGCTGTGAAATGGGCGATGGCGGATGCTGAAAGCGTGGCCAAAGCATCACAAGAAGCACAAATTCAGGCGATTAATGAGCAGGTCGACCGATATCAGCAGCTGACTTTATCTGTGCGTGAGTTGTATGCAGAAAAACTTAAGCAAGCCGGGTTGAGTGATCAACAAGCCGCACCGGTATTGGCTAGGTTTGATCAGAACCAAGCCCTGGAGTCCAATGCCGAAAAAACCAACCAGGCTAAACAAGCGCTGGATAGCTACATTCAATCGCTGGATTCTGCGGCTAAAAGCTCACAGAATTTTGGTGATGTGTCATCGTCGATATTTGACAGTTCACTGGGTGGTATCAATACCCTGGCCGGGGCTTTTGATAGCCTGACCAAACGGATATCGGACACAACCGAAGAGCTACGCAAAAACACCGAAGCTCAAGCCCTAAACGCCCAATTACCGGAAGGCGAAGAGCGGCAAAAAAACGCTATCAAGTTGCAAAAACAGCAACAAACCTTAGAACGGCAACAAATCAAAGACCAGTTATCGGGCATCCGGCAAATGGCCAGTGCTACGGCCAACATGTACGCACAAAACACCAATGCCCGCCGAGCGTTTAACGTGGTGGCACTGGCGGCCAGTGTTGCAGAGCGTGCTGCCGACTTGGCTGGCCTGGGTGCTAAAGCGGCAAGCGCCGTTTTAACGCAAGGCCAAGGCGATCCCTACACAGCCTTTGCCCGTATTGCGGCGATGGCGGCAATTGTCGGAAGCGTGTTGAGTGCTGCGGGAGCCGGGACGTTTCAATTCGGTGGATCCGGCAAAGTGGCTAAACTGGATACCGCGCCGGATTCCGGTACTGTGCTTGGCGATCCAACCGCACAATCAGAGTCGATTGATAACGTGTATGGTTTGCTGCAAGACATTCACGCACGGGAATATCGTGAGTTGCAGGGGATTAATCAAGGCGTCTGGAACCTAAAAACCGGCATCAATGGAGCGGTAACGAACTGGTTTAAGAGTAACAACATTAATCCACCACCAGGCTTAAATTTAGGCACAAAATCGAATGTGCCGACGTTGCCCAAAAGTGCGCTAGGTGGTTACAACCCAGACCCAATACTCAATGGCATCATCAAGTTTGCCAGCAGCGAGCCTATTTCAAAATTCTTGTTAAAAGGCATTTTTGGCACAACAAAACGCGAAGTAACCGGAAACGGCATTGTCATCAATCAAACCTTGATGGATCAAATCTTGAAAGGTGGGTTGTTAAATGCACAACAATCAACAGAAGTTACGACAACTACAAAAAGCTGGTTTTCTAAAAAAACTAGCGTTGAAGAGATATTGAGTCCGCTGGATAAAAACCTGCATGATAGTTTGACTCAGATTTTTAAAGGCATGGGCGAGTCAATGCTATCTATGGCCGATGAGTTTGGCGCTGATACCACTCAAAAAATCAAGAGCTACAAAATCCCACAATTGCGGGTTGATTTAACAGGATTAAGCGGAGAAAAAGCGGCTAAAAAGTTGAATAACGTGTTATCCACGCAGCTAGACAAGATGACTGAAAAGGTTTTCGGTGATCAAATCAAAGAGTTTCAGCAGTTGGGTGAAGGCATGTTTCAAACAGCTGGTCGTTTGAAAGTGCAAAATGCACTTGTTACAGATGCTTTGGCTTCATCCGGTCAAGGATTTAACGGCGACATCACCCGCATTTCAGACGGACTATCCACCCTATTCGGCAGCATCAAAGATTTCAGCAGCCAATTTCAAGACTATTTCAGCGCGTTTTATACCAAAACCGAGCAAGTAGCTGACGCTAAACGCCGCCTGGATGCCGTCTTTACTGACAGCGGCAACCTCCCAGCCAGCCGCGAAGCCTACCGCGATCTAGCCAGAGCCCAAGACTTGAGCACTATCGCCGGGCGGCAATTGTATTTTCAACTCATCGACCTGGCGGGCGCTGCAGACGAGTATTATTCAGCCCAAGAAGACCTGGCTAAAAATGCCGAAAGCGGTTTACGCAACCTGGCCGGATTGGCACCCACGCTACGTTCTGAGATTTACAACCTTAACCTAAGCCTGATCGATGCCCGCGCCAACTGGCATGCAGCCGGTTTGGATTTAACCGAGATGAGCCGCTTAACCGGCATGGCCTTTGCCGAGCTGAAAACAAAAATTCTCAGTCCGTTTACCAGTGCCCGGGATGAAATAGCCACATCACTGGCCAGCATCACCGGAAAACCGCTACCGGTTGGCGATATTAACGCCATGATAGACGCGCTCAAAACGATGACAGACCCCACGCAGGCAATTAATCAAACGGCTAAGATACAAAAAGCGTTAAAGAATCGCTATGACAACGAAGTGTCTTTGATCACTAAAGTACGTCAGTCATTTGGATCGATTAAAGAGTTTTTAGACAGCCTGCTGTTGGGTAATTTGTCGGTGTTGTCGCCAGAGGAAAAACTGAAAGAAGCGCACAGGCAATATCAAGAAACGCTTGTTCAGGCGCAATCCGGCAATACCGATGCATTGAACAAAATCACCGGCGTTGCGCAGTCATACATCACAGTAGCGCGTGAATTTTATGCATCAGACGCCAATTATGCGCAGGTTGTCGATACCGTACAAACCTCGTTGCAAGCATTAATCAGTACAGCCAATGTGGTGGATGCAGCCAAAAAAGCAGCGGAAGCAGTAGACATAATCAACCTGGCTAAAAACGGGATAAGCGGCAGCCTAACAACGCTGCAAAGTGCATTTACCGGCATCACTGAAGATGTGATGCAATCATCAGAGTACACGGTTGCTGCAAAGTCTGTTGTTGATACGGCCCGTGAGACGATGACATCAAAGTTATCGTCTCTGAATGAGGTATTTACCGGCCTGGCCAACGGCACCCGAGACAGTGCCAGCGCAACACTGGCGGCAAATCAAATTGTCTCTGATAGTAAAGCGGTGATGACTAAAGCGTTGACGGACATGAACACGCTGTTTGTCAACGCTGGCAATGATGCCTCGTTAACCTCACAAGCGACAACCGCTGCATTGCAGGTGGTGAATGCCGGTAAAGACAGTATTACCAAAGGAATAGGCGGCATTGATAAATCGATGCAGGATATTTCAGCGGCTACGGCAGCCAATGCCGAGGCGGCCAACGTGGCGTCTGGGTCGCTGGAATATGCCATGGATTCGGCTAATAGCTCGATGGCATCCAGTCTGCAAATATTGGACACGATTTTAGCCGGGTTTGTGCAAAGTCTGGGTGTGCAATTTGATGAGATTTTAGGCAATACCACAACACCTAGCCCTGTAACACCAACGCCTGTCACGCCACAAAAAACCACATATGACACGCTGGTTGAAAACCGCGCGGCAAAACAAAAAGTAATTGACGATGCCAAGTCAAACGGTCTTAAAAATAAAGATTTAGTCGATGAAATTGCTGCCGCAACCGTGGCTAACAATCAGTACAAAAACTATATGTTTTGGCACGAATTGGGCAATGAGGAAATGGCCATTAAGTCTATAAAAGACACGGCTGATTATTACGAAATTTTAAAAAACACCAAGGATAAATCGCTTAGAAAAGTAGACAGGGACTGGTACAAAGACATGCTGTCTGCTTATGATTTGAATAAAGGCGGCACGGTAAAATTCAGGGCCAGCGGCGGCATGACCAGCGGCCCTACGGTATTTAACGAAGCAGGACCAGAGCTGCTGAATTTTACCCACCCAACGATGATCACCAACAACCGCGACACTCAGTCGATTATCAGCCTGGGTAATAAACAAGCTGTCAGTGAGTTGGAAAAACAGACCAAAGAACTGCAAGCTTTGGTCAGATTGCAACAGGCATCTATTCAAGCGATGCTGGAGAGGTTGGATAAGGCCAATGACAATACTGATAAGCTGGCTAAAAATGCCAGATTGGCAGCCTTGGCATGATTTATCTTGCACAAATCCAAGCTTATAAATTATCGACATTATCAATCGAGACATTGTATTTTGCATCTGGTGAAGGCTATTTTGATGCCGTCAACGGGCATTTTTACGAGCCACGCATCGAGCAACCCGCGCTGCTAAGTTATGACATGCTGAGCGATTTAAAGTCTTCCGGACGTACTAGCGTGGGCTATGGCGAGATGACATTATTTAATATTGATGGCGGTCTGGATTATTTGAGCGGTTATGCGTTTGATGGGCGTTCAATTGTGATTAAAGCCGGTGATGCATCTGCGCTTTATGCGTCATTTATTACGGTTTTTTCGGGCATTATTTCTCATGTCTCCCTTGATTATTCGACCGTCTCGGTAAGGCTTAAAGATAAGGTTGAGCAGTTGGACAGACCGTTGCAAACTTTATCTTATGCCGGTACCAATACCCTGCCTAATGGCCTAGAAGGCGAATATAGTCTCAAAGGCACATTGAAGCCCTGGTTGTTTGGGGAGTGTAAAAATATTACACCAGTGCTAGTCAATTCATCGCGCCTGATTTATCAGGTATCAACTGCAGCTCTTGTCGCAATCACCAAGGCGTATGATAAAGGCGTCGAACTGACCTATACAGGCACTTATAGCAGCCAGTCAGACATGGAAACTAACGCGCCTGCAGCTGGTTGTTATCAGGTTTGGTTGTCTGGTGGCATGTTTCGGTTAGGCAGCACCCCTGCCGGTGCTGTTACCTGTGATGCTAATGGGGATGATCGTTACTTTGCGGATACAATCCAAACCATACTGACTTCAACAAACGGCATTGACTTAGCCGATATCGTCACGACAGATATTTCATCAATACCGGCTGCGACTTTCATTGTCGATCTTTATGTAACCGATCTTATGACCATTGCCGATGCATTGGATGCTATTTGCATCAATCTGGCGGTTTTTTGGTGGTTTGATCATCTGGGGCAATTTCGTTGTGCGCAGTTAACAAACCCTACATCAGGCTCTGCTGCTACGCTGACTGAGGTTGAGATCATGAGCATTGATCACGCTGCGCCTATGATCGATTCAAAACCTTATCCAGCCTGGAAAATACAGTGTGGTTACGAAAAAAACTGGACTATCCAAACTGTTGATCAGTTGGCTAGCTCTGTGTCTGACTCGCGCAAAGAATGGTTAGCTAAGGAGTATCGGTATTTTGTAAACCAGAACGCGGCTGTTAAAACGCCGCACCCATTTGCTCAAGAAATCGTTGTGGATTCGCTTTTGTCATGGAGCATTGATACAGCTTATCAAGTCATACTGTTAGCGAATATTTACAATTTTCAATCGGCTTTTTTTGATGTTGTGGTTAGATTAGATTCCGCATTGCTTTCTATTTTACAACTTAATGCAGTGGTGACACTAAAGAACAATCGGTTTGGTTTATCAGCGGGTTTGTTAACCCGTATCGTTGCTATTAAAACGGATTATGAAAAGCATCAAATTGAAATGAGATTGTGGGGGCGGCCATGAGTGGGTTACTAATCGGTTATAACAATCTGATCGATAACGCCGCTTTGTCTGGTGGATCCTGGAAGACTACAAATCCTATTGATAATGTAAAAAGTCGTGTGCTATCTAAGTCGGCTCGATCTTTTAATCTGTCTTATAGCAGCACTCAATTTGATATTGATTTAGGTGTTTCTCAAGAGTTTAGATTGATTTCGCTCTATCGCAACAATCTGAATTTTAGTGGTACATATCGCATTAGATTAAGTGATATAGCTGGATCATTTACAGTGCCTGTTTACGACTCAGGTACGTTGCCAGTTTTGACTTATGCAACGCCTAACTTAATCCACGTCTTGCCTGATGGTATTGGCTCACGTTACATCAGAGTGGAATTGTTTAACACGTTTAACCCGGCTGCTTATGTCGAGATTTCACGGGTTTTTGTTGGCCCTGCTTTTTCATTTAACCAAGGAATATCAAGGGATGCAGATATTGGTTATGTATCATCGACTACAGTGCAAAGTTCACTCAGTGGCGTTGAATATTTCGATAAAAAGACTTTGCGCAGACGATACGAATTTTCAATTAATCAGCTGTCAAATGACGAGGCATATAACAAAATAATGGAGATCCAGCGACTCTCAGACATATCAGAAGAGATTGTAATAATTCCGGATTTGTCAGAAGTTTTGTATCAGCAAAAGCGAAATTTTCTAGGCAGGCTAAATCAATTGTCACCTATAAAAAACCCTTATTTCGGCTTACATCAAACCGGCTTTGAAATCATTGAAATCGTCTGAAATTGTTTAGTTTTGAGGCGGTAATATATTCTTAGGTCCATTGCAAAAATAATATTCAGCAATGGTGGCAATCTGTTCGTTTGATCTAGCGGTACCCGTCCAAAAGTTTGCAGATCCTTGATTGAGATTATCTTTGTTAGTCAATAACACAGTATTGGCATCGAACTTAACAGCGCGTTGCTTATGCCAGTTGTAGCATTTATTTAAAGGCAGGCTGCAGGATTCCTGCATCTTATAAACACACCCTGAGTCAGGCAATTCGTTCTCAAGCCTGACATATTGCCAAGATCTACTAGAGCAAGCCGACAAACCCACAACCAAAAACACCCAAAAAATCCGTACAATCAAAATCACTCTCTTACTTCCATTCCTTT